TCTTTACGGAACGTCTTTTTGAAATTTTCTTTACAGAACGTCTTTTTGAAATTTTCTTTACGGAACGTCTTTTTGAAATTTTCTTTACGGAACGTCTTTTTGAAATTTTCTTTACAGAACGTTTTTTTGAGGTTTTCTTGACGGAACTTTTCATTATATATAATATAATACAAGTTTTTATTTTTTATTAATTAACCATTTCATAAACGCATTGTCCACTGAAATTTTCATTATTAATGAACTTGCTTTATTAATTTTATCCCATGATGTTAAAAACATTACATCATCTTTTTCATCTTTTTTTAGATCAATTGGTTCATATACTACATTTTTAGAAAGTTGATCATCATTAAGTTCAAGACCATTTGTTTTTGAAGTAATTATATTATATTCACTTTCAATGTCTGAATCAATATTATTAATTAAACTATTTGTTAAACTTTTAGTTACAATATTATATAATTCATTTGTTGTAATTCTAAAAGACGGGTTAATAGTTAAAAGACCTTTTAAAATATTTTTCATATTTTGATCAATAAGACTTTTCTTATCAATTTTTTTATGAAGATCTAATTGAGTTGTAGGTCTTGAAAAAAAATCTTTAAGATCATGTATATCAGAAATACCAGAAAATGGTAATGTATTAAATATTAATTCATATAAACATATACCATAACTCCATAAATCGACTTTTTTATCATAAAATTTAACCATTTTTTCATCTAAAAATCCGCGTTTTAATTTTTCATTAACTTTTTGAGGAGTTGATATTTGATCAAATTCTTCTATATTTAATATAATTTCAGGCGCCATATAATATGGTGTACCACATAATTTATAATATTTTTTTTTTAGAGCACTAGCACTAAAATCTAAATCACTTATATTTAGACTTTCATTTAAATCAGTATCAATATCAAAACAAGCAAAACCAAAATCACTTAATTTAAACAAAAAATCATTATCTACTATTTCATTTTTAATCAAGACATTATGTAATTTAATATCACGATGAATAATATTAAGATCATGTAAATATTTTAACCCAGATACAGTATCTTTTAAAAATTTTTTTATAAAATTATTCTCAAAACCCCCATACATATTTCTTAATTTAAAATTTGATAAAAGTACTTTATCCTTTGATTGTTCTTTTAATACAGTATAAAGATCTCCGTAATTACAATATTCCATTTTTATACAATAAATTTGATTACCATTTGACATATCAATATTTGAAGAAAAATACTTTATTATATTATTATGACTTAATTTCTTTAATATTTCAATTTCACTATCTATAAGATCTTTAAGGCGTTTATAATAATATTCTTCTTCAGTATCTAATTTTTTCATAATTTCTTTATTAAATATACCTTTATTATACGGTGTTATATTAACACTTGCTTGCTTTGATAATGACACGGAATTACAAGAATTACAGGAATTACAAGAATTACAAGAATTACAAGAATTACAAGAATTACAAGAATTACAAGAATTACAAGAATTACAATTATTTAATATTTCTACTTTATATTTATTCATATATTTTCTTACTAAATTATCAATATTAATCTCTTTAATAATAAATAAAGTTTCATTGTCTTTATTATAAGTTATACTTATATATTTATCAATACTACTTAATAAACTACTATTTTTTACTTTATCATTTTTACATAAATGAACATTAGAAAAAGCTCCCTTTCCTATCTGTTTTATTACATTATAATTATCCATATAATAATTCCTCTAATATTAGAAAATAAAATATTTTTATTTTTTTAACTGATTAAAAAGACTTTAATTTTGTTTATTAAAAAAATCATTTGTAAAACGATAACCTATTTCTATTAATTTATGTTTTTCTTGTGCTGTTAACCCAAAATTAACCGATTGAGTAATATTTTCTGTATGAATATAAACTGTACATTTTTTAAATTCTTCTCTTCTTGATGTATGTTTTTCTTTTTGTACAACATAACAAGTTAATATGTGATATATAAATGACTCTATATCATCAATTGGATGATCTATATCATGGCTTTCTAATTCACCATGATTAACTAATTTAAACCCCAATACTTTATCTAAAGAATTGTTAAATAAACCAATCGGATAATTATCTATCAACCCACCATCAACATAAAGATCACCTTCATATTCATTCGTAGTAAATACAAATGGTATACTAATGGACATTCTTATAGCATCTAACACCTTTACATCAGGAGTATCTATATAATTAAATTTTTTATAACGATATTTATTTAAATTTGTAGCCATAATTTGAAAATCTACATTTGTTTTTTCATAAAAATCTTTTAATTTTATTTCTGGATCAAATTTTTTTTTTTTCATTAATTCTTTTAACCAATTTATAAAATTTTCACCTGAATCTAACCCAAATTTTGTAGCAAAATTCATTATTCTTATATTTTTTAATTGTTCAAAATTTTTTGTTAATACTTCTTCCAACATTTCTATATAATTAAATCCTATTAAATATATTAAACTAAATATAGTACCAACACTAACTGCACAAATTGTTTTAATATTAATTTTTGGAATTTTACATTCAGATTCTTTAAAATCAGGTTTACTTTCTAATACTTTTCTTTTGTTTATAAGTTCTTCTAATTTTTTAAAAACACCTACATATGCAACCCCTTTAACAGCACCTCCACTAAGAGCCATTATATTATATTCTTTACCCATTTATGTTATTATTAATAACGTAACAAAATTTTTTATTATTAATAACGTAACAAATTTTTTATTAAATTTTCCATATTTTGTCGTGGGGGCGCGACCAAACTAAAGTAAACTTGCTTAGCCGAAGCCCTATTCAATTAATATATCTGTCAAAGTAGAATCATTTAATGATACTAATAATTGGTATTCTTTATCTAACCCAATATTTATTCTTATATATTCCCATATATTACTTGATAGCAATTTATAAATAAATTCTTTACTTGAACAATTGTTTTCAGCATTAATGTAATGAAAAAAAGATCGTAATTCTTCTGTTACATCTTTAATAAATTCTCCGTTTTTCTGGATACTTGAATGAAATATTAAATTTCTATCTTCTATTTTTTTATCTATATTCCTTGTAAAATTATACATACTATCTTTTTTATCATCTAAATTTACAAATCTTACCATATAAAATCGTTGATTAAAATTACATTTATATTCTGTTATATCAAAATTTAAATCATAATATCCTTTATCATTAACAGAAGATCTATAACTATATGTTTTCATAAATATAAAAGATGGTAAATGTTTCATTATTTTCATAGCTAAATAACTGTAAAAATCTATACGTTTTATTAATATAAAATACATTATGTTTATCATTTGTTTTAGTATAAACATTTTATTTTGATATATAAATAAAAAAGTTATCATAATACAAAAAAATTCTAAAATCATTTTTTATTTAAAAGTAATTTTCTTTTAATTTTAAATAAGATGGACTTTTTTTCATTATTAAAAAATAAACCTAAAGTCGATGAAACTTTAGAACCACCTAAAGTAGAAACACCTAAAATTGAAATTAGATTATCAAAATCTAAAGAAAAAATTATTGTTGATGAATGTCAAATTGAAGATGAAGAAAAAACAGTTACAAATTGTAAAAAAGAAACAACACCATTATTTAATTTAGAAGAAATCGAATTTAAAAAAGGTGACACTGTCAGAGTTATCAGGCTTGAAAATAGTAGTTTAAATCATTATAAAGGATATAACGGTGTAATCAGGGATTCACAAAAAGATAGTGCTAGTTGTATGGTATTATTAGAAGCTTTAAATTATGGGGCTGCTATTAAATTTCCTAAAACACATCTTATAAAATGGTGCCAGTATACAAATACTCAAATTTAACTTTATTTAAATATTCATATTTTTAAATTATTAAATAAATAAACTTTTAATTGTTATTAATTCAGATGGTATTTCATTTATTGCTTTCTTTAATTCTTTTTTTTAATATATTATGTTCGCAAAATCCATTACCGTTACATTCTTTACAAGAATATTTATTTTTATTATGTTCACATACTTCGCAACCACCGCACTCAGCACATCTTGATTTTCTTTTATTATGTTCACATATTATATGAACCATTTCTTTATTTTCATATTTTTCTAATAAAATTCAGTTTTTTTAAATTATTTACGTATATTATATGAGCGTAAAATTACCAGAAGGAATTGATTATAGTAAGTATTATGGAAATTCCGGTGCAAATACCAAGTATTGGGGAAGCCGCCTGTGGGACAGTTTATTTGTTTCAATTATAGCAAGATATCCAGTTAGAATTAATACATCTGATGATCTTGAAATTAAACAAGCTTTTAAGTATATGTTAACTAGTTTAAGTGTTATGTTGCCATGTATTTTTTGTAGAAATTCGTTCAAAGGATTTTTAGAAGAATTGCCAATTGAACCATATCTTATTGGTAGAATTGAATTAATGTACTGGTTATATCAAATGAAAGACAAAGTTAATAAAAAACTTATAAAATCCGAACATGTATGTTATAACAATGAAAAGGCTAAATTAAAAGCAATGTTTTATACAAAAGAAATTACTGAAGATGAATATTATAAAAGAGTACAAGTATTTAAAGGTGAAAATTTTATGACTATTCCAACACCTTCTTTTAAAGAAGTCTTAGATAAATATGAATCTCAACGAGCACGTTGTGATCCAAGAGCAAAGAAATGCAGTTTACCAAAGAAAAATTACCCAGATGTAGGTGAAGAATGAGTTTGTTTAATCCATCGGCCTTTATGTTTTATTAAACCAGATAATTCATAAAATTTAGTTTCACCACCGAATAATTTTGATATAGTAATTAATTTATTACATTCGCTTGAAATACATTTTTGTTCTTTTGTTAAAGATTCAAGTTTATATAGTTGTGAAAACATTGTTCTTGGTGTTAAATTATATTTATTATAAAAATCCTTACATGCTTTTAACCCATCTTCTTTATCCTTTTGTATTTTTTCTTTTTGTTTTTCTTTCATTAAATTTAATATACCTGATTTATCACATAATTTTTTATGACCACCTACTAAATATGCTTTACCAGCTATACTTGTACCTAATTTATACAATTCATTTTCCTTATCTGTTCTATTTTTTTTAGTAAAATAAAATTTAACTACAGCACCAGGTGTTTTACCTGTAAGTTCAAATAATTTCCTTGTATCTTTTATAACTTGATCGGTTGATATATTTCGTCTAGATATATTTAATAACTGTCTAACTTTTACCATACCTCCTAAATTAGTTATATGCCAAATAAAACAACTAAAACTATTAGGTTCCCATTCTTCTATATCCCTATTTTTGTACACTTTTATTCTTCTAAACCAATCAATTGATGGCATTTCATAATTTAAATGTTTACCATATATTTTCCAAAGTTTTGTAAAATTATTTACAATAGAAAATTGTGTTGATAATATTTGTGGATAAATAGTATGTTTAATTATAATATCTTTTACTCCTATAAAAGGTTTAAATATATTAATTAATTTTTTTTCATTGTATGAATCTTTATAATCAATCCCTATAAATAATCTATTTTTATTATATTTTTCTTTAATTTGTTTTGTTTTTTTATAATTATCATCATTATATCTAATACCACCTCCCCATATTTCAATATCAATTGTTTTTTTATAATATTCGTCAGATTCACCAATTATATGCATATCGTATTGTGCTTTTTTTAACCCACTATATTTTATAAATTCTTTTGGATATAATTCTCCACTTTTTATTTTAACACCTCTACATAATAAAAAATTCGCAATTGTACATTCAGGTAATGATCTCCACGATTGTCCATCACAAGATATTATTCTTAAATTTTCAGTAACATTTAATTTTTCTCTTATTTGTGGTAAAGTTAAACCTATTTTTTTACCTTTATCATGTAAACTACTATAACCATTTGAACAAAGCCAACCAAAACTAGGAATATTACCACATAATTCTATTATTTTAGAATATTCTTTTAAAATTTTTTCTTCAGTGTATTCCATTTTATAAACTTTCTCTTTACTTTATTTTTCAATTTATATTTTAATTTTAAACGCAGTGAATGATGAAAAAGGTAAATTAAAAGCAATGTTTTATACTAAAGAAATTACTGAAGACGAATATTATAAAAGAACACAGACATTTAAAGAAGATAATTTTGTTACAGTACCAACACCATCATTTCAAGAAGTACTAGATAAATATGAAGCTCAACGTACTGTTTGTGATAAAAAAGCTAAAAAATGTAGTATAAAATTAAAGTAAAATTTAATGTATCAACTAATAGTTTTTTGTAATTTTATAAAAGAAAGTAAACTTGCTTCGCCGAATCAAAGCTTTAGTTTGCGAGGTTAGTTTATTTTATCATATATATTTTTTTTACTATTATATTTATACATATTCTCATATTTATAAGCATTTTTACATATATATTTTATAGCTTTAATTATAAATAATAAATCTTTTTTTGTATGAATAGAATTTAATGTAATTCTACACCATCCATAATTACTAGGAGTACCTTTATTATTTATTATATTTTCTTTTATTTTATTAGTTTGATAATCATTTAAATCAAGTAATTTTTGAGCAAATATACCTGCACAACTAACACCACCTCTAGTATAAATATTAAATAAATCTGATAAAAGTGCTACTATATAATTATAATGATAAAATGAATTGTCTTTTTTCTTAATTTGAATAGCAAATATCGGTAATCTTTTAGTATTTTCTATAGGATTTAATATTATTAAATTCTTACAAGAAATTTTTAATAATTCTTTTTGAAAAAATGTTGTTTTTTCATGTTCATCTTTAATTATTTGATCTATATAATAATCTTTAATTCTAAATATTAACCCAGTTTTTATTATTCCTATTATATTAGGTGTACCACCAGATTCTTTAATTTCAATATCACCTGAATAAATTACTTCATTTTTTGAACAAAATCTAACTGTACCTCCACTTGGTGTATAACTCAATTTATTACAAGGTAATAATTTTTTACATATTAGTAAACCGGGCGTCGAATGCCCACCTGGAAATTTATGAGGACTTAAAAATATTGCATCACATAATCGAATGTCCATTTTTACATACGGAGCACTCGCAGCATAATCAAAAAATAATTTTGTATTATATTTATTACATAATTTTGATAAATTAACTGTATCTTGAATAACACCTGTTACATTACTACACGCCGATAAACTAGCTATTTTATTTCTATCAGAATAAAACTTTAATTTATTTTCAAAATTATCTAAATCTATTAATCCATCTGAATTTATATCTAATATAACTAATTCTAAACCCGTTTCATTTCTTATAGCTTCCCATGGTAAATAATTAGAATAATGTTCATATATACTTACAAATACTACAGTATTTTTTAAACTTGGTTTTATTAAATGAACTAAATGATTTATTACACCAGAAGCACCAGCACCATCAAATATTACACAGTGTTCTTCACAATTTCCATTTACACTTTGTAAAATATATTCTCTAGATTCTTTTATATATTTAGCCATCTTTCTACCTAAATAATTATTACTATGTGTATTTGTATAATATGGATAAATATATTTTGTTAAAAAATTTTCTACATATTTTAATGGTATATTACTAGCTGTTTGATCACAAAGAATCATTTTATTTGATATATATCTATTCTTTTTTAAAAAATCATGGTAATTATCATCTAATTTTAATTTCATTATTAAAATTAAGCAATAAATTAAAAATTTATAAAAGAAAAATTTTAAGAATTTGTAAAAAGTTCATCTATTACTTTCCATCTTCCATAACATTGGTCTTGAATTGAAATTTTCATTAATATAAATAATTATTAATGAAATATTAATTAAACGTATCATCTATTATTTGTTTTCAAATACAGGAGCTTTTAAATATTTACACGGTTCGTTAATACAATATTCTATAACTTGACAATTATGATAAGTCGCTTTTTGACCTTGTTCTTTTGCTTTATTCAATGAATCATATACACCTAAAGGCTCCCCTGTACTTTTCTTTACAACAAGAAATACTGTATTTAATTTTCTTAATACGTTTTGTGTAATTGGTCCATTAAATACACTTTCATTTCGTTTTGGGAAAATACTAGCATTAACAAATGAACTATTATAACACTTTTCAATTGTTTGTTCCATAAATACTGGTGTAACATACGAACTTGTTGGTTTTGGTGAAAGAATTTCTGTTTGGGTGTGTGTAGCTGTAACATTTGCATAAGAATCAATAATTTCTGGTTCATTATCAACAACCGTTTCAACTTCGGGTTCTTCTACTTTTTGGTTTCCGTAATAAAGATATTTTACTAAGCTAAACATTTTTATATAATATACAATTATAAATTAAAATTTCATTTTTAATTTAAAACAATTTTAAAGTTGTAATTTTGGCATTTTAATATTTAATTCATCTAATTTTTCATCTAATTCTTTTCTTATATTCATATTTATCCTGCTTTCTACTATATCTTTAGATACTTTTTTCTCTTGTTTTTTATATTTTCGTACTTCATGTTGAAACTTGATTAAATTTCTTAATGTATTTTTTTCAGGTAATTCATCTATAACTTTTTGCCAAATATTTCTTGTAATATAATCAGTAATATCTTTAAAATCATAAACGTTTTCATATTCTTCTTCATCTTCCGATTCAGATTCTTGATCTACTGTTTTTACTAAAATAACATAATTATTATCATAAAAAAACGTATCAGCAAAACGTTTATCAGGATCATTATAATTTTTATCATAAAAACCTACATGTTCATATAATTCTTTTAATGCTTGTGTACGATCACTAAATACTTTAATTATATGTTCAATATTACCTTCATATTTGTTTTCTTTACAAAGAATGTATACTTTTGACATTTATATTATATATAAATGTTATTTTTAAATCAGTTTAAATATACATAAAGACTTTTTCTTTCTTAGAATTATAAATATAACTTTCAAAATTATAACCTAAATATTCACATGCTTTTCTTTTATTATGAAAAATAATAATATTTTTATTATAAGTCCAATTACTTTTAACTTTAATTATTATATTATCTTTTTGTATAAATATGTCAGGATAATATCTATGATATTTTCCTCTGATTATATACCAAATTTCTGGCATATCACATCTATCTGTAATTATATCTTGTTCATTATATTTTTGTAATAAATCATCTAAAGTATAATTTTCATACCCTTGTATATTAATTTCTTTACCGGATGGCAATATATATTTTTTGTATTTTTTTGATTTTGTAAATATATTTTGTGCATATTCCTCATTTTGCATAGGGTATTCAGTACCATATTTTTCAAGAGATGTTTCTTTCATTCTATTTTTTATACATTCTTCATTATTACATCTATTACCAGATTTAAAAGCATTGAAATTTTGATTAGCTATATTTTGACATATGCATATAAACTGCATTTTTGTTCTATCATTTATATATTCTGTATCAAGTAATGTACATTTTTGTTCTTCAAAAAATGATTTAACTATTTCATAATTAAATTTTTTAGGTTGTTTTAATTTTTTAGACATACTTTCTTTAATATCAGTTCTTTGACTCGTATATTCAACACCATATTTTTCAATATTAGTAGCTTTACATTTTTCTATTTTATTATTAGTTGAACATATTTTACATAATCCTCCTTTCTTAAAATTTTGATAAGTAATTTTATCTTTATTATTACATTTACATATAAAATCAAGTGAATTTTTATTACTTAAATATTCAGTTGAAAGTAATTTACAATTTCTTTTTTCAAATTCTTTTTTTATAAATTCTATTTTTAATTTTATCGGCATTTTAATATTTAAATTTAATATTAAAATTCATTTTAATTTTAGAATATGAACTCACTCGTGTCTTAATTGTTTCTAGAATTGTTACATAGGGTTTCTTAAGCGCTCCCAATTTCAAGATAACGGCGTTTAGCACCAGTTGGCTCCTCAAACGATGACTGCATCCATGGACCAGCTTCTTGCTTAGGGATAGGTGGGCAAGATCGGATATCAAGATATGGAATCTTGTTTGATTGGATAGTAGTATTAATACCCATATGGTATCCTGCTTGTAAGAAATTTTGTTCTTGTAAGATCTTTGATGCGGGATTTTGTTTAGCGAAATCTGAAGCATCATCATATTTAGGAAGGAGATCAGATGTAGTTAGTTGAGTTGAACCAGCAACTATTGAAGCCACTTGCTGATCTTGTGCTGATCCTACAGGTGCATTTACAGCTAATGATCCAGGGGCAGCTTGTACAATTGGCACTTGAGTAACAGGTACGGAAATAGCTTTAACGACGGAATCATCGACATTTTCTAATGCTTCTTTGTAATAATAAGTCATGAAAAAGTATACTCCGGCTAAGATTAAGAGAACTTTAAGAAGGTCGTTCTTTTGAATTGTTTCTACGATGTTCATTGTTTTAATATATGATAATAAAATAAATTTATTTTTTTGAATTAAAAAAAAAATAAATTATTAATAAAATTACTAATTCCATCAAATAGTAAACAATTTAAAGTTAAATAAATTTAACAAGAAAACTAATTAAAAAAAATTTAATGAGTGACAATAATTCAAATTATTCTGATGACCATATTACACTTGAACAACTTATTGATGATTTTTATTTACACGAATCAGAAAAAATTCATGATTTATATTACGACATTAATAGATTTTGTTGGTTTATTGATGATATGGAGTTCCATGATCTTTTTAATTTTATTATCAACCAACGATTTTCACAATACCAAAATTACACTATTTCGGCATCTAAACATCAACTTGATTATTTTGAACTAGAGTATCGTGATGAAATTAACACTACACTGTTTGTTCTTAACAATTTTCTTAAAAATCAAAATATTAAAACATACAAGAAATTAAAAATTAATTATCAAGACTGGTTTGAATTTTGTTATAATTTTACTATGATTAAAACACCTAAACATTATGAATTCGAATTACCTGAATTTTCTGATGACGAATCGTCAGATTAAGTTTACGACGATTAAAAAATTGAAAAATTAAAATATTTAATTATAATTAAATGAATTATGAACGAAGTTTTGCGAGTCATATTAAAAGTAAATTTTGGTCTGATAAAAATACAGTAAAACCAGAAAATATTTCAAAGTATTCACATAAAAAATATTTTTTTAATTGCGATTCTTGTAATCATACATTTTTATGTAGATTAGATAATTTAGTATCGAATAATAGTTGGTGTCCATATTGTTCTAAACCACCTAAACTATTATGCGATGATGAAAATTGTAAAAATTGTTTTGAAAAATCATTTGCTTCACATTCAAAGAATATTTATTGGTCTAATAAAAACAAATTAGTTCCTAGACAATGTTTTAAAGTATCAGCTACAAAATATTTATTCAATTGTGATAAATGTACACATATTATATCAATATCACTTGCTAATGTATCAAATAATTTTTGGTGTTGTTATTGTGCCAATTCAAAATTATGTGAAAATAAAAATTGTAAAGAATGTTTTATTAAATCATTAGCATCTCATCCAAAAAATATATGTTTTTCAGATAAAAATAATATAGAATCTTGGAAATTATTACTATACTCGCATAAAAAATATATATTTAATTGTAATGTATGTAATCATGAATTTTTATTAGCGTTAGATAAATTAATGGATGGTAATTGGTGCTCAAAATGTAAACATAAAACAGAATTAAAATTATATAATTGGTTATTAACTAATAATATTAAAACAAAAACTCAAGTAAAATTTGATTGGTCTAAAACAGAATCTTCTTATCTTAGATATGATTATCTATTATATAATTATAGAATATTAATAGAATTAGATGGTCCGCAACATTTTAAACAAATTAGTAACTGGCAATCACCTGAAAAAAATCAAATTAATGATGATTTAAAAAATACGATTGCTATACAAAATAATTATCATATTATTAGAATATGTCAAAAAAATGTATGGAAAGATGAAGAAAATTGGAATATTAATTTATTAAATATTATAAATTTATTAATAAATAGTAATGAATATAAGTTATATAAAATAGGTAGTATTTACAATTCTATTTAATACATTTTCCTTTTTTATTTGTAATTTGTTTTTTTGGTATACCTGTAATAGCATTTATACACATCAATCCGCTGTCTCCCATATCGTCTTTTTTTGTATGTGATAAGAATATCGGTAACCATTTTTCTTTTTGTTCTTCAGAAAATTTATTTTCTAAAAACCATTTCATATAACTAACACTTAAAAATTTTCTTTGAGCATATTTACCTTTTAATTTACATTCCATTTGTGGGCCTGTATAAGCACGTAATTTTTGTGAAGCTCGTATAAATCTTATTGGAATAGTATTTTTATATAATTCAACAAATTTACCATAAAGTATATGACTTACAAATAACGATTTAGGATTACATTTTGGCTGTAATTCTATAAGAATACTAGTTAAAGTTTTAAATACTGGATTTTGATCATATATTTCTTGTAATCTATTTATAAAAGTATTGGCTATATCTTGTAAAAGATAATCATCTATACTTTTCTTTTTAAAATCATTAAGTTTTGTTTTCTTGATTTCTTTAGGAAAATGAGTCTTACATGTGTACACATTTTCTTTATTTTGATTTTGGTATTTCATAGTACATTTTCTATTACATAATTTACCGTTTTTAAACGACGATTCACAATGATAATCATCACCATCTAATATATTAAATGTATCCCATAATAATATAGTATATTCAGAATTCATTATACATAAACTCAAGTTTCTTAAACCAGGATCGCAACAAAGTGTAATCATTTTACTTAATTTATATAATCATATAAATTAATATTTTTAAACTTACAATTCTTTTACTTAAATGTTTGATTAAAATTCGTCGTTTGGGCGCGAAAGCCCATTAGTTCAACCCATCTACTTTAGCTTTAACTTGTTCTTGTGTAGCATTTTCTAATTTTATTTTATAAATTACTTTATCTACTTCTGAAAAAGATATAGCCTCTGTAACAACATTTGTTATTTCATTTATCCCATCAGGATGTACAACATGACCATTAACTAAAAACATACCATGACATGTTATAGGAACATTTTCTGTACAAGCTGGAGTATATACAGCTTCTAATGACACACATTCTATTTCCATTGGTAATTTAGCGATTGCTTTTACTACACCATTTGTATCAGTATACTTACCAAAACTTGTATCTGCATGTGAAGGTATTACAGTTGACATACAAGACAATGTTATAGATACAATTATAAACATTATAATAATTAATAGTATATAATTGTCTTGAATATAATTTATATAAGTATCCATATCAGTATTACATTAAGTTTATAAAATAATTTTTTGATTTGTTAGATTTTTGATAAACTTTTGATAAAACTTTGATAAACTTTTGATAAACTTTTGATAAACTTTTGATAAACTTTTGATAAAAATTTTTTATAAAAGTTTGTTAAAAATTGAAATTTAAATAATTTTTAAAGATTAACATATGAATATTTGTATAGATTGTAATATAGAAAAACCTTTGAATAATTTTAATAAAGATAAAAACTATCCTTTAGGTGTAAGAAATAGATGTAAAGATTGTCGTATAATTTTTAGAGAAGAACGGAAAGAACAAATAAATGAAAAGAAAAGAATTTTATACAAAGATAGTATAACTGATGAAAAACGAATAGAATTTAATATTAAAGCAAAACAATTGTATATTAAAAATTTTTTTAATGGTTTAATTACAAAATGTAAAAATAGACTAAGAACTCATAATATTGAATGTAATATTGTAAAAGATGATTTGGAAATGTTATATGATAATCAAAATAAAAAATGTTATTATTGTAATATAAAACTAAATACTTTAATTGGTAATAAAACTTGTGATCAAATTAGTTTAGATAGAATAGATTCAAGTAAAGGTTATATAAAAGATAATATAGTATTATCATGTTTATTTTGTAATTATGCTAAAAATATATCTAGTATAGAACATTTTAGAAAATTTATAAATGCTATAAAAACTGGTAATTATGATTCTGATAATTTGATAACAGATAAATATTGGATTAGAAAATTATATAATCTTATTATACAAAGAGATCCTCAAACTGATATTACTAAAGAATGGATAAAAAATCAAATTATAAAACAAAATTATTTATGTTATCATTCTGGATTGAAACTTGTTATTACAGAAACTTCGAGATATCCATTTAAACCGTCAATTGAAAGATTAAATAATAATCTATCTTATAAAAAAGATAATTGTGTATTAGTTTGCTTAGGAATAAATTACGGTCGTTCTAATAATACAATAGAAGATTTACAAATTCATTTAAACAAAATTAGAAATAATTGAATTTTTTTATTTATTAATAATATTTAATGTATCAAACAAATAATATTAATGAAACCGAATTAGTATATTCACTTTTACGAGAAAAATATCCAACGCAACAAATAGATATTTCATACAATTATGATAATAAAAAATATACTTTAAATTTATCTGAAAGTACATTCAAAGAAGACCCTGAAATCAAAGTTGATTTTTTTACACGTGTTATATACGGTGATACTGACAGTATTTTTGTAGAGATAAAATTTAATCGTGAAGATTTTAATTTAAATCGTAAAGATACTTTTAAATTAGCGAGTATTTGCGGTGATAATATTACAGATGTTATATTTAATCGTCAGCCAATTTGTCTTGAATTTGAAAAAGTATTTCAGCCATTCATTTTATTAACTAAAAAACGTTATATTGGTAAAAAATATGAAGATACTCGTGATCCATTTAAATTAAAAACAATTACAAATTCAGGTACAGCTGTTACAAGAAGAGATTTTAGTAAAATGGTAAAAGATTGTTATAAAGAAATTATTGATTGTATGGTTAATCAAGGTAATAGTGATAGTGCTCAAGAAGGTGTTGAAATTTATAAGAGATATATAGACCAATTAGATGCTTATCAAATTGATATTGATGATCTTATTACTTCAAAGACATTAGCAAAAAGTTATAGTTGTGCTTTATGTAAAAAGAAATCTGAATGGATACATTTAAAATGTGAAGAAAAAGATAAAAAAGGTAAAATTTGTGGAGCAGAATCTCCTTTAGGTTCTATTAATTGTATAAAATGTAAAAAACCGTTTAACTGTATTCATAAATTTAATTTAGTTCATGTACAATTAGCTATTAAAATGTTAAAACGTAAAGATGAAGCAAATATTAATGACAGAATTCCATTTATATTTATTGAAAGTGATGACCGTACTTTAGCTAAAAATGATTTAGGTGAAGATCCAGTTTATGTCAAGAAACATAATTTAAAATACAATCGTTCTTTTTATTTAGAATCGTTGGGTAAGACCATACTTGCGTTTTTGAAAATTTGTTTAAATGATTATCCTAGTTTATTAGATGAAGCTATTGAGTATACAAATGAAAAATTTGATAGTTACGGAAGTAAAAGATTAAAACCAAGTGATTTTAAATTAGACAATCAAAAAGGAGAAGACCAAGATGAATAATGGGCTTAAAAAGCAAACTAACCTCGCAAGCTGAAGCTTGCTTCGGCGAAGCAAGTTTACTTTTGTTTGGTAGCGCCTATACGACGAATCACATATATTAAATTTTAAACGCGTAAAAGAAATTGAAATAAAATATAAATTATGAATATATATATTGACTAAATGAAAATTCAATATATTTCCGATCTTCATCTTGAACATCATAAAAACAATAATGTTTTTTCAAGAATTAAAAAGTTACCAAACTGTGAAAATATATGTGTATTAGGAGATATTGGTTACCCTCATTCTCAAATTTATCAAGATTTTATGACTTATTGTAGTAATAACTGGAAAAATGTTTTTTGGCTTCTGGGGAACCATGAATTTTATCATAAACCTAAAACTGATATAAAGACAATGTCAGAAATAGAAGAATATGTGAAACAAATTTGCCCTAAAAATGTATATTTCATGAATAATAGTGTTGTTTATCTTAACAAAGAAACAAATGAAGTAGGGCTTTCGCGTACTAACGACATAGGGGGACGTAACCCTGTTATAAAAATTATTGGCTGTACTCTTTGGTGTAATATTAATGATTTTACAGCTCAAAATTTAAATGATTATTATAAAATTTATGCTCATCATGTAGTTAATGATTTTGGAGTTGACATGTTTAGAAAATTAAAACCTGAAATGACGAGAATGTTGTTTGATTCAAGTAGAAAATTTATATTAGATGAAATTAAAAATGAGAATGATAATGTTAATTGTTTAATTATTACTCATCATGGTACTCATCCACTTTGCCAAGGACATTATCTTGGTAGTCCATTAGAAAGTGGTTATGCTACATATATTCCTGAAATTTATGAATCAAAAAATGTTATAGCAAGCTTATTTGGTCACACGCATTCTAATGTTACATTAGAAGTCAATGGTGTAAAGTTATTATCAAATTGCTATGGTTATAAAGGGGAACGTCAAGATATTGTTAAATTCAATCCTAAAGCTGTTTTAGAAATTCAATAAAAGTAAACTTTTTAGCGGTAAAAATTAAATTTTAATATAAATATAAATAATAATTATATTAAAATGTCAGAACGTAGGTCATTTGCGGAAATATTAAAAGAAAATTTAAACAGTAAATCATTTAAGCCACCACCAAAATCACTAATACAAAAAATAGAACAAAAAATTATGGACCAACAAACAACTAGTCCTTTGAAATTAACTGATCCATATCAAAAAGAAATTTATAATTATTTTATTGGTATCAAAGAACTTTCTAAAATTCATAGTTCAAGAACTTTTTATGCTAAATTATTTAAAATTCCTGTAAAAATTTCTTTTTATTGGTGTGAAGAAGATTGGCAAGGTAGTATTTTTGCAGTTTACGAATACTCTGGAAAGTTTATTTCAGTAAAAGGCGGATTTGGTTCATGTGAAGTATGTGATGGATTACCAGATTCACAAGAAAAATTAAATAAAATTTTTTCACATTTAATGTTTAATGAAAATATAAATGATATAAATATTCATGGTAATCACCCTGAATATACTCACCCTGAACTAGTTAGTAAATTTAATACTTGGAAAGGGAATTACATCACCCTAAGACAAATTGAAGTTGATATTGAAATCAAAGAAACAATTAAAGAAACAGTTAAAAAAACAGTTAAAGAAACAGTTAAAGAACCCATAAAAGAAATGAAAAAAACATGGGCTGATATAGTTTCTAAAAAAAAATGAAAAACATTCTTTATAATTAATATACTATAAAGAACGATAAAGAACGATAAAGAATGAGTTCATTTAAAAGAAAAGTATTTATTAATATAAGTGACGTAGCAAGCTATATAGGTCAAAATAAATGGTCAACATTAGAACCGTTTTCTAGATTATGGAAAAAAGCTGATGTAAATTATAATGATTGTTTAAATGTACTAAAAAATAGTATTATTGATGAATCACTTAAAATTTTAGTTATCAAAAAAGAAAAATCGACATTAGAAGATCAATTAACTAATAAAGTTATTACTAAAAGACAATTTAATTCAGAAGTAAAAAAAGTAGAAAAAAAGATTGAAGAAACAAAAAAAGAACATGAAAAACTTGTTAAAAAAGTAGAAAATGTAACACTTACTCAAACTGAAAAAGTAGAAAAAGAAATTTTTACAGCTTCAGAAGGTTCAATTACTAACATTAAAGAAACAATTGCTAGTACAAGTACTGATACAAAAGATAAACGTAAAACTGTTAATGAATCTATTGAAAAGTTGGCAAAAGAAGGTAAAATTAAAGAAGATCGTCGTGTAGAATTATTAAAAAACACTGAATCTTTAATCAATAAAACCCACGGTACTCTTAAAGAACAATCTGCTATAGATATTTTTGAAAATAAATATAATGTATCATTAGATATTTCACAAAAATATCACAAGTATTTAGTTAAATCAACTGATACAATTGATTGGTATATAGGTGGAAAACTTGATGGAATACATTCCGATTACATAATAGAAGTTAAAAATAGAACAAAAGGATTTTTTAATTCAGTTCGTGATTACGAATTAACCCAGATACAATTGTATCTTTTACTTACTGGTTATACGGAAGCAAAATTAGTAGAAAAATATAATTCAAATATTAGAGTAACTGATATTCCTATCGATCGTATTTATATTGATGAAATTTTAAGTTATCTTAATACATTTATTGATTCAATGGAATCATTTATGAATGACAATTCGTTGAAGATGAAATATCTTAATTTTGAAAGTGATACAGATAAACAAAAGTTATTAAACAAGTTGTATCTTGACAAAATTATTAAAAAGAAAAACGAAGATGAAGAACTAAAAATTATTAGAAACGAAAACCAAGATTATATGTCTGATTTAGATTCGGATGACCTTTGATAGGGGTTTTGTACCCCTAAAAGTAAACTAAAGTAAGCTTTGCTTCGCCGAAGCAAATTTAATTTAGTTATACGACGAAATAAATATTTTATATTAATATAATTTTTAACATATTTCGTACAAATTTAAAATAAATATTAATATGTTACTATAAATGAGCCATCTTGATTGTTTTAAAACGATTAATATGATTTTTACATCAGAACCAAAAGAACCAAATACTTTAAATTTACGTTTAGATCCAGACGATCCAAATAATGCTAATGTAAATATTTATGATATTCTTATTAATGTATATTTAAATGGCATGTCTACTTTATTTGGTAATCAAGTAAATCCTGGAAATATAAATAAGGAACAATACAATTTACTTAATAAATATATGGCAAGTTTAGGTTACTATGCTAATTATGAAAGAAAAACAAATGAACACGGTATTCCGACTCATGTTGAAATCACATTTTCTGACATTAAAACTGAAAATTTAGATTTAGAAGACAGAAAGTAACATTCAAGGACCAAATGGGTATGAAGATTTATAATGTAATGTATCAATGAAAAAAAAAGTTTTTTTTTTCATTTAAAAATAAAACATTTCAAAAAAATTGAAAATAAAAATACTTATTATAATAAATAAGTTTATAGAACATGGATAAAACAAAAGTAAACTTGTTTGACCGAAGCAAAGCTTCAGCTTACGATGTTAGTTTAATTGATAAATTTTACAAAACAAATTATATCAAAAATAATATCAAAAATGTTAAAGAAGATTTAGAATTTCAAATTATAGAATGGCACTGTCAAGATGAAGAAAAAGATGATATAGAAGATGATGAAGATGGTGCTCCTTATGAAAAATCTAAATATACAATGAGATGTTTTGGAGTAACTGAAAAAGGTGTTTCTGTAACTTGTGAAATCAATGGGTTTACTCCATATTATTATATAAAAGTAAGTGATACATTTAATAAAGCAAAACATTTACCAGCTTTTATTAAATATATAAAAAGCCAATTTCAAATGAGTAAAAAGGTTGATACAGAATGGTGTAACGAATATTATAGTCCATGTTTATTAGAAAAAGAATGTGCTTTAATTAAAAGAAAAGATATTTTTGGTTATAAAAATAATAAAGAATATAGATTTGTAAAATTAGTATTTAGTAATCATATTTCTATGAATAAAAGTAAATATATATTCAAGAATCCAGTTGTTATTCCTGGAATAAATAAAACGCCGGAAAAATACAAATTATATGAAAGTAATGTTGAACCATTTATGAGATTTTGTCATATTAAAGATATTCTTATGGCTGGTTGGATAAAATTACCAAAAGATAAATATACTAATATTAATGAACAAGTTACATCACAAATACATGTAAGTATATTTTGGAAAGACATTATCAGTTTAAAAGAAAAACAAGCTATTGCTAATTTTCTTCAAGCTAGTTGGGATATTGAAACGTATTCATTCGATGGTACATTTCCTGACCCAAATAGGAAAGTTGTTAAAAATGGAATTATTACATTTCCTAATGTTATTTATCAAATAGCAAGTACATTTAAATATTATGCAGAAAAGGATACTTTGGTTAAACATCTTCTTACACTTAAAAAATGCGAAGCAATTGATGAACCAAATGTTATAGTAGAGGAATGTAAAACAGAAAAAGAACTTATTAAAAGATGGATCGATATAATGAGTAATATGGATCCTGATATTATGTATACTTATAACGGTGATACTTTCGATTGTATGTATTTATATGAAAGAGCAAAACTTTACGGATTAGCAAAAAAAACTCCTAATGATCCAAATTCTTATATGGAAACAAATTTGAGTAGAATATCTAGTATACCTGTTTCTATCAAAAAAGAAATATTTAGTTCAAGTGCTTATGGCGATAATGATTATCTACGATTTTATATTCCTGGTAGATTAAATTATGATCTTTTGATTCATTATAAACGTGGTATGAAAAAATATCCAAGTTATAAATTAGATTTTATAGCAAATGAAATATTAAAAGAAGGAAAACATGATGTAACAGCAAAAGAAATTTTTAAATTTTATGAAGAAGGAAGACCTGAACAAATTAAGCATATTGCTCTTTATTGCATCCAGGATACTGAACTTTTACAAAAATTAGTTGATAAACAACTTGTTTTAATTACAATTATTCAATTAGCAAATGTTACTTTTGTACCCATTGGATTTTTAACTACAAGAGGACAAACGATTAAAGTATTTTCTCAAATGTTACGTAAAGCTAGACAAATGGGATATCTTATACCTCATACAAATTTTAATGAAGATAGTTTTCCATTGCTAGTTAATTGTACAAATCACACGCTTGAATTAGAAAACATTGGTGATTATATTAAGATTAATTGTGGAAGAAATAAAAATAGTTATGGTAAATTAATTCAAATAAATGGAAAAATATCAGAAATTATTGATGAAAATAATTTTATAGTAATGAGCAATCTTGAATTACCTGAAGTTGAAAAATTCACTTCAAAATTTACTTATGAAAAAGCTGGTATTAGAGAACGTCAAATATCTTGTTTAAGTAGTTGTGATGATCTTAGTGATAATTCCTTCACGGGCGCAACTGTTTTAGATGCAAACCCTGGAATGTACAAGGATAATATAGCAGTACTCGACTTTGCTAGTTTATACCCAACTATTATGATTAGTAGAAATTTATGTTATTCAGCTTTTATTAGAGATCCAGAATACATTCCTAAAGAATTACCAGATGAAGAAGGAATTTATACAATTGATGGTACAACTTATGAAAGAATTAAATGGGATGATCGTATAGAATATACATTAAAACATATGTGTGAAGGTGTTGGTAAAAGTGGTAAAGGTAAAGATCAGATTTGTGGTAAACAAGCTTTTTTTGAAGTTACAAAAAGAAGTCAATTAGATAATATGAAATTAGAATTAGAAAAATTAGAAATGGAATTTATTACATTGGAAAATCAAGATGAAATTAAAAAAATGAAACTTAAAATCAAATCAAGAGAAAAAGAATTAAAAATATTCTCAAATACATTAAATTTAATTGATGGAGAAGATCCGGCTCTTGATATTCAAAGATACTTTTGTAGAGTTCATGATCCATTAAAAAATATTAGATTACCTGAAGAAAAATATCAAAAGAAAGATGTTAGTTATAATTATGTTATTGTACAACCACATATAAAAGATGGTGTAAAAGTTAATCAAGGTGTATTACCAGCTTTATTAGAAGAACTTTATGCTGAAAGAAAAAGAGTAAAAAGAGGAATGGCAAAAGCAGCAGAAGAAGGTGACAAATTATTAGAAGATATTCTTAATTCTACTCAACTTTCCATAAAAGTCAGTTTGAATAGTGCATATGGTTTCTTAGGGAGAAGTCAAGGAAACTTAATCTTAAAAGAATTAGGTAGTATTGTCACAGCAGTTGGTAGAAAATTAATTCAACAAAGTAAACATTATTCGGAAGGTCCATTTTTAGATTACGTGAAAGAAAACAATTTACTTAAGCAAACTATAACATTTAAAGAAGAACTTATTAAAGATATACCTAATGATGAAAAAGATATAATATTAAGTCAATTCAATGTAACACCAAAAATTACAGAGATCATTGAAACAAAACGAGAAGAAAAACCAAAAAGAAAGCCTCGAAAAATTATTAAAAATATAAACTAAAAATTGAATTCGTTCAAAATCTTATTTAAAAATAATTATATTTAACATAATATAACTATTAAGATGAATATTTTAATTAAAAAGAAACCCAGCGAACTTATCACACCAGAATCTATTAATTTTACTGAACTTGTACGTAATAGTAATACTACACTTAGTTTAAGTCAAGAATATCAATCTAATATGATAAAAATTCTTACTGAAGAATTCACAGAACAACAACAACAATGGTTTATTGCTAACCTTTATATTTATATGCATTATCATCCAACAAATGATTTTCCAATTAATTTAGAAAATGTTTTTCATATGATAGGGTTTGCGAATAAGGGAAATGCTAAAAGAACTTTAGAAAATAATTTTACTAAGGAAGAAGACTACAAAATTACCATTCTCCCTTCGGAGAAAGGTCAAATAGCACGTGAAGACATTATGTTAAATATAGATACTTTTAAAAGTTTATGTATGTTAGCAAAAACAGATAAAGGAAAAGAAATTAGAAAGTATTATGTAAAGTTAGAAAATATTCATAATAAAATAATAAAACAAGAAATAGAACAACAAAAATTACTTTTAGAAAAAGAAAAAGAAAATACTATAAAATTATTAGAAGAAAAAGATAAATATATTGCTCAATTAAAAGAAGTAGACGTTCAACATATTTATATTGGTCATAATCCTAAGGTAAAAAATCTCACAAAATTTGGAATAAATACAAAAACTAAAAAAACAGATGTATTAAATAGAGAAGAACAACATAAAAGTAGTAATCCAGATTTTGAATTTTTATTTACATATGAAACTATCAATGCTAAATTAATAGAAGATTTAGTAAAATTATTACTTAAACCATATAAATATATTAAACCAGAATGGGTTTCTATAAGTTATATTAGAATGAAACAAGTAGTTGATTTTGCTATTATGATTTATGATAATTATCATATTGAAGATTCAGTTGATAATTTAATTGAATTTATTAGTAGATATAGGTCAAATAGATTAATTAATACGAATAAAGCCAGAGTTCATGTAAATAAAAATATTTATGAAGAATGGATTAAAGAAAATGTTGTAATGATACCTAATGCAAAGATTAGTACAGATTTAATTTGTAATGATTTTTATGACTGGTATAAATTAAAATACCCAACTCATTTTGAAAATTCTCATATAAAATTAGATACAGGTAATTGGAGTACGTCATTTCAAAAAGAAATTACTAATATAATTTCTGATATTACTAAAATAGAATATACACAAAAACTTTCATTTACAGATAAATCAAGAGGTATATATTTTCCAAATTGCGCCGGATTTATAGGTTTTGAAGTTAAAAGTATGAATAAAAAATTAGAATTTTTTGATAATTCAGTGTATCAAAATTATGTAAAAGAATTTATTACTATTACAAATAATCCAAAAAATAAAGTTTCTAGAAAAGAAATATTAGACGATTTTCTAATTTGGGTTAAAAATAATAATTTTGTTACTAAAAATAAAATAATGTGTAGAACTGCTATATCTAGTGTATTTAAAGATGTATTAATTGAAAATATAGAAAGTATTACTGCTTTAAAAATACAAGATGTATGTAAATTAACACATTTTGGATGTTTTGTTGGTATGAATCATTCTAAATTTCCATTTATTGGAAATAATTCACCTGAAAAAGAATTAGTAACTAATTCGCAATTAATTAAAACACAAATTGATAATTGGATTAAAAATCCAACAACTAAAATAGCCAAAGTATTTTTTAAATGTATTGAACTAGATAATAAAATATCTAATATTCTAGTAAAAGAATTACTAAATTCTAAATATAATATTGATTTAACATCTAATAAAAGAAAAACAAATTATTATTTAATATTCGGTAAAGAAACTACCAATTTTTTTATAAAAGAAGATGCTCTAAATTACTATAATACACTTTATTTTTTTGATAAAACTTTTTAAAAGTTTAAAATTGAAAATTTTAGGATTTTATTTTAAAATAAATTTCTTTTTTTATAGTAAGAAAGTTAGTTATGTTTGAAATAATATATGAAAATATAAATGATATAGACCACAACAACGATGCTTGGGCAAAACGAGATTCTCAAATGAAATTAGAAAATATTGAAACAGTTATACATGTTCCATTAAAAGAATCGAAAAAAACTAAAAAGAAAACTAAAATTATTAAAAAAATTGAAAAAGAATATGAAATAGTTAATGAAATTATTAACAATGAACCTAAAGATGAAACTTTAATTGAAGAAATTATCCAATTAAAAAAACAAGAAAATCTAAAAACAAAACTTAATCTACGATCTTTTACAGAATGCCAATACATCACCTGAACAACGTATATCACCATCAACAAATAATTCACCATCCACTCTTAGTTTAAGTTTACTTTCATTAGTTCTTTTAGTCCAATAATTTGGATTAAGAAAATCCCATTTAGTTAAATTGTTGCCGTTATAATAACTTACCATCGGTACTGCTACTGAACCACTAACTAACACGGCAGTTAGTTGTCCTAAAGTTGTAAAAAGTTGATTCATGTAAATATCGAAATACGTTGATGCCATTTATATTCGTTATATTTTTTTAACTTTAAATAAACTTTTTTAAAAGTTTACGTTTATTTTTTAATCTTTTTAAATAGTCTTAATATAAAACTATGGAAGAAACTATTTTAATAAATGGAGTTCCATATAGCCCTCATTTTATATTAGATGTAACACCAGAAGATTCTGAAGAAAAGGTAAATAAATCTTTTAGGAAAAAAGCTAAAATGTGGCACCCTGATAAATTATCACTAGAAGATCGTAAAGATCCTATAAAAGTAGAATCTAGAAAACAAAGATTTAAAATTTTAGTAGATTGTTATGATTATATTTTAAGTAAAAAATCTTCTTTTTCTAATTCAAATGTTAGACATGAAATAAATGTACCTAGAAATAATAATATTCCTACTAAAAATTTAGATAATTCAAGTGAATTAGATAATTTTAATAAAGAATTTGAAAATTCACGTGTACAAACACCCAATGATTTCGGTTATTCGAATAAAAGACTTGAAGATTTTAAAGATTATGATAATTTTGAATATAAACCGACACAATTATTTGATTCTAAACAATTTAATCCAGCTGATTTTAATAAAGCATTTGAATATAATCAAGAAACACAAGGTTTATCTTCTTCTAAAGATGTAGGAGTTTATTTTAAAACAACTGATGGATTTAATGCTTATAATGCTGGTGATTCCGGAGGATTTGCAAATGTAAGTTCTTTTAATGGAGTTATGATAGTAGGAGATTCATTTGGTCAAAGTGGATCTGGATATTTTGATACTAATTATTCTGATTATAAACAAGTTTTCTCAGCACCACAAAATCCAAATGAACAAATAACTGTTCCTCAAGATTTTAAAGGTATGACACGCAAAGTTGTACCTTTAAATGATAAAGAAGCACAAGAACAAATGAATCTTCAAATTCAAATGAGACAAATGAATTTAAATTCAGGTGGTGGTAGCTCAAAACAAAATTTTCAAATGCAAGAACAAATGTTCTTGGAAAAACAACAAGGTGATATAAAACAAAAAATAGATCAGGATAAAGACTTTGTTTTACAATATCGTCATATGTATAAAGATCAAAATACTATTGATCAAGCTTTAAATGGTTCTTTATTATGTAGTCCTGATTATTGTGATGAAAATACCCTTGGAAAAAGAAATTTAAAAACAAAATTTAATTAATAAAAAATAAACAACTATAGAACAACTTAAAAATGAAATAGAAAATTTAAAATTACAATTAAAAAATACACAAGAACATCTGAGTAAATATACTAACCCAAAAAGACATAAAAAATACCAAGAAGAAAATAAAGAAAAAAATTTTTACCAAGTATAAAATGAAAATTTTTTATTAATTAATATATTAATAAAGAATTCAATGGAACAATTTCTTAATATATTATTTTCTAATAATACTGATGAAATATTTGATAATTTTATAGAACAAATAAATAATATTCCTTTTGAAGAATATCGTCACGAAGAACTTGTCAATTTTCAATTACACGAAAGAGTTGTTCAAAACATGTATATCTTGAGAAGAAATTTAGAATTACATAGTTTTAATAATCCAATACCTAGATCAACACCTACAAGATCAACTGCTACAAGATCAACTGCTACAAGATCAACTGCTACAAGATCAACAGCTACAAGATCAACAGCTACAAGATCAACAGCTAGACCTAATTTTAATACAAATAACGAAATAGGAAATCTTATAAGTGATATATTTGATACATTTAGTACATTTTTAGAAGATCAAATAAATTTTGTAGAAGATTATAGCAATCTAGAAGACACAAAAGTTGTTTTAACTGAACAACAATTTAATACATTAAATTCAGTTATTTTGAATGAAAATGATAAAGGAGATTGTCCTATATGTATGGAATCAATGAACTTAAATGATAATTTAATTATTTTACAATGTAAGCATTTTTATCATAATTCTTGTATTCATGAATGGCTAACTAAAAATAGTACTAAATGCTGTGTATGTAGAAAAGATGTAAGAGAAGAATTAAGTTAATTTATACTTTTTTTTTAAAGTATTATACATTTTATGGATACGTTTTTGGATATTAAATAAAGTAAACTTTAGTTTAATTTATACTTTTTTTTTAAAAAAGTATTATAGTATTATAGTATAATGGATCTTTTAATACTAAATTCTGAATTATTAAATAATATTATTCAATCTAATAGTTTAACTTTAATGAAAAAATTTCAAAGAGGTAAAAATGGTTCAAATTATTTTTTTATCCCGAATATTGGAATTAAACTTTTTAATGTAAAAGTAACATGGGTTGATCCGTTTAAAAAAAATTTATCATTTTCTATTAATAGATGGGAAAATCCCAATTTAATAACGTTATTAAGACATATTAATACATCTTTGTCAGAACTTTATAAAAATATGAGTTACTCCAATTTAAATGTAGCTCCATTCTTTTTTGAAAAAGGTGATTTTATTTATATTAGAACATATTTACCTAATACTAAGGGTAAATATCATATACATCATAATCTTGGAGATTTTATAGTACCAAGAAAAGATTCTACTTTTGATTCTATCACTATTTATTTTAAAAATATATGGGATGATGATACAAAAGCTGGATTTAATATAGAATTAAAGGATATTGAAACAAAACTTTAAGTGTACTTAGTTAAAGTTCAAGTTCAAGTTAAAATTAATTGAATTTTAATATTTAAAATAAAATATTAAATGACAAGAATAAATGTATATGATGAACAGAAGTTTATTGACTGTATTAATTTGTTAAAAAAAATCGCGTCCGGTTCTAATATTTACTACAAACATGCTGCTGCTTTAATTGATGGTAATCGTATATATTCAGCTGGAGTTAATCAATTTGTTAAAACAATGAATATAAAAATAAAAGATTCAAATGAAATTCAAACACATTTTAGGACTATTCATGCTGAAATTAGTGTTTTTTCAAAAATACCCAAGAAGACAGCAAAGGGTTTGGATATTTTGGTTATCAGAATTAACAAAAACTTCGCTTTAAAGAATTCTAGACCGTGTAATCACTGTATAGATAAACTTAAAAAAATAGGAATACGTAAAGTATTTTACTCTAATGAAGATGGTAATATTGTCGGTGAATTTATCAATGATATGGAAAAATTACATGTAAGTGATGGTAATAAATTTTTACAAAGACTACATGACTGTATAAATATGACAACTGTTTGATAATAAAGGATAAGGGATAAGGGATAAGGGATAAAAGATAAGGGATAAGGGATAAAGGATAAGTTAAAAATTATTGAAATTACCATTTTTTCTTTCTACCACCAGATTGTTTTTTAGTCTTTTCTACATCTGACATAGAACTTAATTCTGATTCTGAAGATGCTGGTGTATAATATACATCTTCTGGTTCAGATTCTGATTTTGGTTCAGATGAATTAGTCGATGGTTGTTCTTGTTCAGATGAATTAGTAGTCGATGGTTCTTCTTGTTCAGATGAATTAGTAATCGATGGTTCAGTTAAAGATAGATTACTTTCGTCTATTGATACTTCTTTTGAATTACTATCAGAAAATTTACTAGAAATACTAGTATTTGATTGATTTTCACTTAATTCGCTTGGTACAACTAATGTACCTTGTGAAGAAAAATCAGACATTGATGATAATTGGTTATTAATATCATCGATTTTTGGTTGAATACTTTGATTTATATCCAAATTTGGAATATCAGGAAATTTTAGGAAGGATAATGTGCCTAAAAGCGTTGGACACGAATCATCAGCCATTTTATATATATATAATTATACAAATAAAATAAATTTAACAAAATCACACAATAAATTTTTTAAAGTTTTGTTTTTTATCATAATAAACCCAAAACTCAAAATCAAGATTTAATTTTCTTGTTGATAATGATTTAATCATATTTTTAATTAAAGAAACTTTATAAGTATATGTACTTTTAACTTCTATTATTAAATTTTCTGATTTAATATAAATATCAGGATAATATCTTAATGTTTTACCTTTAAATTTATACATAATTTTTGGCATATCATTTCTATCTGTAAGTATATCTTCTTCTTTATAAATTTTAACTAGTTCATTTAAAGCCAAATGTTCATACCCTTGAATTCTTATTACTTTACCAGAATCGAAAGTATAATCTTTAAAATGAACTGAATTTTTTTGTTGTTTATCTATACCGCATTCCATACATCTAACTCCATCTTTAAAACTAGCAAAATCTGTTTTATATTCTCTTTTACATACACAGATATATTTCATTTTAGTAATATTATTTACGTATTCTGTTTCTAATAATTCACATCCTTGTTCTGTAAAATATTTTTTAACATTTTCAAATGTATGTTTTTCAGTACCACTACATTTTCTACACCTTTTACCTTGATTAAAATGAATCCAACTAATTAATGACTCATTCCCACAATTACATATATATTTTATCTTAAATTTATTATTTTTATATTCTGTTTCAAGTAATTTACATCCTTGTTCTTTAAAATATTTTTTGACAAATTCCAATGTTAATTTCTCACTACCACTACATTTCTTACATCTTTTTCCTTGTTGAAAACTATTCCAATTTATAATTGATTCATTACCACATTTACATATATATTTCATCTTAGTTTTAGCATTTATATATTTAGTTTCTAGTAATTTACATTTTTCTTTTATAAAATATTTTTGAACAAAATCAAAAGTTAAAAATCTAGTTTTACCCATACATTTTCTACATCCTTTAATTCTCTTAAAATATTTAAAAGTAATATCAAAAGTATTATTACATTTACAACGATATTTCATTTTCGTAGAACTATTATTATATTCATTTTCTAATAATTCACATTGATTTGCTTTAAAATAATCTTGTACTTCTTTCAATGTATTCATTATTCTAATTTACGTAATTAGAATAAAATTCAATTTAAAACGCACTACGCTTGATTTTTTTTATTTTGATAATATTTTTTTTGATATTCTTTTTGATATTCTTTAATAGAATCTTTATTTTGATCTTGCCAATCTTTAACTCTTTTAGGATTTGTATACTTAGAAAGACGTTCTTGTAATTTATTATTTAATTTTTTTAATTCTTTAACTTCATTTTTTAGTAATTCAATTTGCGAATCTTTATCTAAAATATTATTCATCTAAAGTTAATTAATTTTAATTTTTAAATAATTTTTTAAAATCAACTTAATGGTATATTAATCGTCGTGTGGGCGCGAAAGCCCACAAATAAATTTACTATTTAATAAATTTTTTAAGTTTATTAAATAAAATTGAAAAAGATTAAACTTGGTTTATAAATATATAATATGTCAACTAAACTTGAAAAAAGTAAAAAATTAGATGTAGACAAAGGTAACATTGATTTAAAAGAAGAAACTGGTAATGTAACAATTGAAATTAAAAAGAAAAAGGGTCGTCCTAGAAAAAATCCCCTTCTTGAAATTAAACCAGTTGAAGAAGTTGAGAAAAAAAAGAGAGGAAGAAAAAAGAAAGAAAAAGTAGAAGAAGAACCTAAAATTAAAAAAAAGAGAGGAAGAAAAGCTGCTTTAAAGTATTTTAGTTCAACTATTAGAAAAAAAATGCCATTAACAGCTAGTATTCATGATAACGATAAATCTATTTTACATTTAAATATTAAAGAAGATAATAACGATCTTAAAAAACAAATTACTTATGATGTTCTTAAAAATGAATATATTAGTTCTATACCAAAAATAAATAAAGAAGGAAATGTTATTTGGGATATTGAAAACAATGAAAATTTACATACTAATATTAATGAACCATCAGATATTATAACATCTAAAGATAAATCAGTAGTAACATATGAAGATAATGATATATTATATGATTATATTGAACAATCAAATGAAAATCAATTAGATGTAGAAGAATTATATGAAAAAAGATTAGCAATTAGATTAAGACAAGATAATAATTTAATGGAAAAATTACAAAATCTTCATCAAGACGATACCTTAATATCAAGATTATTAAATAATATGGAAAAAAAAATAGAATCAAATAAAGTAAATGTAAATGTAAAACATACAGATAATGATAATGATACTAGAAAACAAGGATTTTTTAAAGTATTAAAAATATTTGTTGAAAATGAAAAATGGTTGGATAAAACTAATGTTTGTTGTTGGTGGTGTTGTCATAATTTTGATACAGTTCCTATTGGAATACCAGTAGATTATAATTCTAAAACTAATAAATTTAGAGTAAAAGGTATTTTTTGTGGATTTTCTTGTTTATTAGCATATAAAAAATCAAATAATACATTTTGTACACCTAGAATAACTTCTTTAATTACATTTATGTATAAAAAATTAACCGGAAAATTACCAAATACATCAAGTGATTCATTAAAAAATTTATTATCTATTACTCCAAATTTATCTGAAATTTTTGATAAAAATAACCAAGATGATGTAAAATTAAAAGAACAATATATTAATTCTATAACATCTTTTATTACTATACCATTAAAAGAAGCACCATCTAGATCAACATTAAAAATGTTCGGAGGCGATTTATCTATTGAAGAATTTAGAAATTCAACTAAAGAAAGTAAAATTTATAAAATGATTAATTATCCAATCTCTATATCAAGAGATTATGTAGAAGAAGTTGATTTACAAAAAATCAAAGATGTAAATACATTGTTTTTTAATCAAAGTAAAAGTAAAAGTAAAAGTTTATATCAACAAACACATATGCAAACGCATACGCATACGCATACAGAACGTAATAATTACACTGAAAAACAAATTGAAGAAGCTAAAAAGAGAATTACTACAAACAATGTTATTGTAACAAATAATAATTCAATTGATAGATTTATCAAATTTTAACCTAACTTTATACTTTTAAAAAAAATTGAATATAATTTTATTTTTAACATATTATAAAATTATCTTGTTCAACTTACAAATGTCATCTAAAATTTTTATTAATAACGTTCAATCTATTATTTCTCAAAATAGTCATTTAGACTATGATAATCTTAAATCAATTTTTGAAGAATCTGGTGTTGAAGTACGTGAAGTAAAAAAGCAACAAATTTCAAATGAGCGTAGCTTTGGTGAAAATGAATTATCGGATTTGTATCTTTTAGTATCAAAGGAACAAGTTACACCTTTACAAATTGAATGTAATGGTCTTATTCTTGAAAAAGAAACTAACAAAATTATTTGTATGTGTCTTAATAAATTTAATAATATTTCAAATTTAAATGCGATTAATCAAATGGAAACTATTGAAAACTTGAAAATTCAATATCCAAAAGTACGAATGGAATATTGTGAAGATGGTACAGTTATTCGTCTTTATAATCGTGAAACTGGTTTGGATAATACTAGAAATAATTGGTATACAGCTACTACAAAATGCATTGATGCTAGAAAAAGTTATTGGAGTTCAGAAAAGACATTTGATGATATGTTTTGGGAGATTTTTGATAAATCAGGTTATAATGTTACTGATTTAAATATTAATTGTACATATTCATTTATTCTTCTTCATCGTGAAAATAGAATTGTTGTTAATCATCGGTATAATAATTTGATTTATATTAATTCAGTACATAATCAAACTCAAGAAGAAAATTTCACTAATTATTTTTATAATGAAAATCCAAAGCGTTGTATCCGTAGAACTAAACAAATCGATATAAGTTCTGGTATTCATTATCCACTTGATAATTATTATCTTCCTGATAAACGTGGTGTTATTCTAAAGTTTTTCGATGAAACTAATAACAAATGGACATTTTATCAATGGGATTTCCAAAATTATGGTAATGTAAAAGAAATTCGTGGTAATGTTCCAAAAATTAGAACTAGATATCTTGAACTCTTAAATGAACCTGAAAAGTTGGCTATTCTTGAAAAAGAATATCCGGAAAACCAAATGTTGTTTGCTATGATTAAACACTGTATGAATAATTTATACAAACGTGTTCATAAGTTGTATTTTGAGAGCCATGTGAAGCATTCGTTGACTGTTACAGAAGAAGATCCTCTTTTTAGAACTTTGAAACAATTACATGGGCAATTCAAAAAACAGGGTACTATTGTAACATTTGAAGTTGTAATTCAAAAAGTAAATTCTCTTGATAAAAATATTATTTCAAAGCTAGTTGGGTGGGTTAATTAACACTTTAAAAAGTACCCAAATTATAAATTAAAATAACTGAAAAAAATGTCTAACAAATTACAAAAAAATAAAAATCAAAATAGGTCCTTTGGGACCAAAATTACATTCACGTGCTTGATTTAAAAATAAAGAAATAAAGAAAATACAGTTGATTATTTAGTTTTTGTCGGTGCTCGTCCTTGGGGAGCGACCCCCCCCCCGAAGCCCAATTTACTTTAAATTAAAAGTTTAATTTAAAATATTTTTATATTATATTATTATAATAAAGATAAGATGGAAAGTGTCATGTTAATTAGTTTAGTTGGTGGCTTAGGCTATTATTTTTCTCAAAAAAATGATTCAGAACGTACTGAAAATATTAGAAATATAGCTGAAAGAGATCCTGCTCCTAATAGTATGCCTAGTAATGAAAAACCAGTATCTGCAAATATATATAGTTCAAAAATGTTTGAAGCAGCTGATAATGAAGTATTTAAATTATCACATCATAAATATAATGAATCAGCTATACCAAGTGTTTCAGCTGTTTTACCACCAATTTACAATAGTTATTCAAGTATAGGTGTTGATGTAAATAATAATGTTAAAGAACCTTCTTGGAAACAATTGGCTCAAATTGATGCTATCAATAGACGTAGTGATATTAATACTGGTAAACAACCTGATTTACCAGATAGACCTATGTTTAAAACTTTATTAAATCTTGACTCTGTTATTATAAGTTCTGATTTTACTAATTTTGGCGTTGGTCGAAATAGCAATCAAGAATTAAGTATCTTAACAGGTTTACCAATCGAAAGAGAACATAATAATCAAGTACCATTTTTTGGAGGTAATGTAAAACAAAATGTTGAACAATTTACAAATGAATCATTACTAGATAATTATACAGGTAATACTAGTAATTTCTTTCATAAAGAAGAAGCTCCGCAAAGATTTGATCCTATTAAAGAATATGGTATTAATGGTAGTACTAAAACACCAGCATTTACTGAAAATATTGATACATCTAGGTTTATACCAAGTAGATATAAACAAAGTGAAAAACCATTTTACGAAGAACGTATCGCTGCACCTATAGCATTTACAATTAATAATCCTGTTACCACCGCGCAAATCACTGAAAAAACTATTGATCAATTACGTGTAGCAAATAAACCACAGATTTCATATGAAGCTAAAATTAACGCAGGTAAAAGTGTTCGTAATGATAGAGGTATAATCGGATGTATTACTAAAACTTCACCTGATACTACATTTGAATTAGGAAATGATAGATTATTTACCGGACCAGGTGCTGTAGTAGCAGGAATATCTAATCAAAATTTTTCAAATATACAACCAACTAATAGACAACATTTTGAATATTATGGTCAAGAACAATCTAGTGTTTCTGGAACTATGCAACGAGCTGTATTAGATAACTCTGATCAATTAAATTAAACAAAAAAAAATTTGTTTTAATTTAAATTAATTTATTTATTTAATTATATAAATGGGACAAGTTACATCAGTTAGTCTAAATTCTGATAATTATTATACAGTTAATATTAAACCATTTAAAGACCTAAATACTCTTATTTCAAGTGGTGTAGATACTACAAAATGTATACGGTACACTGTAGCAAATAATATTATACAAAAAATTACATCTATTAATCTTAAAAATAAAGAAACCAATTTAGCAAATCCTAAAACTGCTCTATTACTATCATTTTTAACTATGACTTTTTGTGAAAATATACCACAATTATGTGATACTTATGATTCATCAAAACCATCATATGTATATATATATCTTGGTGAAAATAAAGATAATAAAGATTTAAAAGATTTAAAATCAACTATATATTATCTAGAAAATGATCTAGATCCTCCTATTAAACCACTTAAAATGGTTGATCCACCTAATAATTATTTGTATAATATATCACCATGTTTACCAAATACATCTTGTGGTAATGTAGATTTATCAGGTTTAGGTAGTTTTTTTTCAATGTTAGGGTTAGGAGTCGAAAAAGGATCACAAGTTAGTTCTGTTATTTCTATGTGTTGTTGTTGTTGTATTTTTATAATAATATATTTATCAATGAATAAAAATTAAATCAAATAATTTATTTCTTTATATTATATATAAAGAAATGTCTGGTCTTAAACCATCAGTTGTTCAAAATACTAGGCGTACACAATTACCTACTGATAATTCTAGAAATATTGGTTCGTTAAATAATTATGTGAATGATTATGGTCGTTCTTCTGTAAAATTAACTGAACTTGAACGTAATAGTACTTCTCAACAACATATTCTCAATATTCAACAAAGTGGAGTTGGTGGTCAATTAGGATATTTTGACAATGCCAAAATTACAGTTAAAGAAACAGTCGTTGGATTGTCAGATACTAATCTTAATTATCGTCCAATTGTTATATCAGGTTCTGATAATAATGGTTTAACAAGTTGGGATCCAAAAAATACTCAAAAAGAAACTACGATTCATAATAATTACATAAGACAGGCTGCTAAAAATGATGGTATGGGTTATGCTGTAGCTAATTATGATGCAAGAGCTACTATTAAACAAACCACTTTAAATGAAAACCACTTGAATCATGCGTCTGGATATAATAAAGAACAAATGAATTATACAGCATTTCAAGATCCACAAAAAATTCGATATGCGGTTCATGCTGAAAATTATATAGGACCAAGTGCATACTTTAAAAGTGATGCTGAAAATAGAGATCAATATTTTAATGCTAATATATCAATTGATAAAGAACAATTAGTTTACAAAGCACCTGGTCAAGAGTTTAGGGGATCTAATTCTCATATTGGCAAAATCGCAGCAGGTGAAGGATTAATTGGTGAAATCAAGACAAATGATAATATGTTATTTAAAGAACGAATTAACAATCAAAGTCAACGTAATATAGGTAATATAAATAACATTATTCCTGATACTACACAATTTGGTATTATGACAAAAGATCATTTAAATTATTCACAAATGGATACTTTTAATTCACAAAATCCAAGTGCTCAAAATAATAGATTTAATTCAGATCTCATTACTCAACAATTAAGTCAAAATCCTTGGTATAATTTAAAAAGAAATGTCTAATTGGAGCATTAGCTGGCTTTTAAAATTTTTATATGAAATGTTTCATTTAAAAAATATTTAGATTTATTGCCAAATTTTATTAAAACCATCAATATTAAATGAATTACCAGTGTAGTAATAATAAGTTCCATCTGAAACAATATTGATAGTATCACCTATAACAGATGATGGAGAGAAATCTACATCTAAAATTGGGGTAGATGTATTTGCATAAGAACTACCTTGAGTTCCAGTTACGTTTATTTGTCCAATCATAAGATTTTGTCCTGCTACGCAAATAGGAGTCCAATTTTGTTCTGGATTAGCTTGAATAAATTTAAAATTTAATCCACCACTTGGAGTTGGTAAGTATATATAACCATTATCAGCTGGATTCTTATTAATAAAAAATGTAGTTCCTGACATCTCTTTAGTTATTATATAATTACCATTTGTGCTTTGTTGTCCTATATTAATAATTGGTGTAGTTAAAGATCCTGTAATTAATAAATTTGATACTGTTGCACTAGATGTATTTATAGTAGATGTATTTACATTACCCATTGTAGTATCACCATTAACTCGCATTGTACCATTAACATCTAATTGGTATTCTGGATTTGTTTTATTAATACCTACGTAACCGTTAACTGGTTCTATTAAAATACGAGAAACCATCCCATTAGTAGGAGAACCACTTTGTTTAGTCATAATATTAAATGTACTAGAAAAAGAACCATCATCAATCATACTAACACGCGCTGTAGGACAATCCGATGTTGTATAAGTACTAATATCTAAATTTACAACTGCTCCACCACCACCTTGTCCAACTAAATTAAAACAACTATTACCCATCGGATCTTGATCACTAGTACTTGTAGGATGATATACAAATAGACTAGATGTTGAAATATTAGTAGCTGTAAAATTTTCATAAGTCATATTACCTGTTACATTAATATTACCACCTATAATTACATCAGATATAACAGATAAACTACCACATGTTAAATTAGCTGTGTTAATAAAAGTACTAGAAATTGATGGTACTAATATATTACTATTTACATTTAAATTACCAAAAGTAGCATCTAAACCATCTATAAGAGTTAAATTTCCAATTGTTGTATTAATACAATTACCATTAAGATACAAAACATCTTCAATAGCCATTAAACTATGCCCATTTAATGTAATATTATCTGTTATAGTTATATTTCCTATATTATGTGAAATAAATCGTGAAATACTCATTTATATTATATCAAATAAAAATAATTTTAAGAATAGAAAAAAATTTATTTATTTATATAAAGTATATGGGTCAAGGTAAACCGGGTGATACCGGTCCATTAGGACCAAAAGGTGACAAAGGTGACACTGGTGATAAAGGTATGAATGGTGAAAAAGGAGAAAATGGATTTGATGGTTCAAACGCATGGGTAGAACCAGTTTATAAAAACGCTTTAAATTTAACTTTTTCAAATATTTATCAACACGCCAGTGATCCTTTAACTTCTGAAATTTCAAATGATACTGAAAAATATAAACAATTAATGCTTATAGGTAATAAAAGTGCTGATCAAACAACTAGTCAAGTTGGTATATTAAACCGTTTAAATGTATATGGTGATTTATTAGTTGATAAAACAATTGGTGGTAATGACACGTCGCAATTTATAACTGGCGCTGGTGGTTATTATACTGGTTATAATAAAGCAGACAATGCAGTTGCTGGTGTTAATAGTCCTAATTTAATATTAGATGTTAAAAAACAAAATAGTTTAACTAGAGATGGTTTAATTATTAATAATGGTGATATATCTGTAACAAATGGTGGAATAAATGTAAATGGTGATATTAAATTTAATAAACTTAATTCAAGAGGATTTACAGGACCTTTTTTAATACATTCTTATGATATAGATGATAGTAATTGTTGGGATGTCAGTCAAAATAAAGGTTTAGGAATTACTAATTGTAATAAATCAACTAAAAATCAACGATTTTGGTTTTCCCCTGTTACTGGACAATTATATAATGAACAAGTCGACGCGTGTTTAGATTCTAGTAATAATGTTAATTGGAGTTGGGAAACATGTAATGATGATATAACACAGCAATTTTGGCGTAATGGACATGTTATACAATATGGCGCCAATGACTGTGTTGATATTTTTAACCAAGCACATCATTCTGGATGTTTAGGAGATGTATCTAGTAGTCAAAGAATGAGATATCAATATATTGGATAAATAAGTTTAAAAAAATAAATACGTTTAAAATTAATTGAATTCAAATTTAAAAATTATTTTATTAATTTAAATTAACAAAATGAATATAAATATACGACAAAAAAAGAAAGTTACTTTTGCAGATACAACATCCGTATTTGTTACTTATTCTAAAGACGTATACGATAGACATAGCATAGATCATGTATTATATAGACGTGGATATCAAAAAATTTCTGATCAAGAATGGAATAATATATATATTATGTTAGATATATATAAATTATATGAAATGAATGTTCATAAAGATGCTTATAAAAATAATCAATATCATACTAAACCAAAATAATAATTACGTATTTACTTAACAACTTATTACAATTTAAGCTAATGTAACTATATCTTTAATTACTTCATTACCTACAGCAAAACCCATACCTAATTTAGCAAATGCACCAATCGTAGTAAAATAATCAAGAATATACATCGAAAGCGCTGCTGTTAATGAAATTAAGAATACTTCATTGAATGTTGGTTTTCTAAGAGAATGTTTAAGTATTATAGGTACATAATAAGCAACAATTGCTATAGCAAAACCTTGAATAAGATATTTCAATGCAATTTGAAAAACACGCGAAAAATCAATTTCATTTTGGTTTTCGTTTTGGTTTTCGTTTTGGTTTTCGTTTTGGTTTTCGTTTTGGTTTTCGTTTTCGTTTTCAACTTTAAACATTATTTAATTATACTTAATAAAATTAATTTTTAAAAATTTTATTAATAATTTGATTTAAATTAATTTTAGTTACTGCTTTTTTAAAAAGTTATTGAAATAATGAATCATGGTCGCTCCCATTAAATCCCTTATTAACATATTCATTAACTAATTTTTTATCATTCAATTTTGATTTTAATTCTTCTCTTTTAGCTTCTAAAGTATTTAATTTATTAGATAATCTTTCAAAAGCATTTGGTGAATTGACTTTATTAATTTCACTTAAATCATCGTATACTTCTTTAATATCTGTTTCTATAACATTTAATTGTTCTAATACTGATTTTAATGGATGCTCTTGTTGTTGTTGTTGTTGTTGTTGTTCAATTTCTTCTTTTAATTCATTAGCAATTTCATCTTTAATATTAGAAAAAGAATCTTCGTGACTTGGTTCTATAACCTTTTGTTGCTTTTCAAGAGCCTTTCGTACTTCTTCTTCAGCTGCTACACGTTCTTCTTCTGTATACCCTGAATACTTTTCAACTGTTAATTCAATGTCTTTTTCAAGAGACATTAATTGTTCTCTTAATTCAGCTGCTTTTTCTTCAAATGTTTGTTTTCTTTGTAGTACAGCAATCGGATGTTCTGGTTGATTTGCTAATTCAGCTTGACGTTCTTTAGTTCCTTCTTTAATTGCTTTTTCCATCATTTCTTGTTTTCTGTGATGATAATGTTCGTTAGCATCTTCTCTATTCTTAAGATAACTCTTCATTAATTCATTTAATTTTTCATCATTATGTTCAACTTCTTTAACATCATACGGCTCAACATTTAATGGGAAAAATTTACCAACAGATACTGTATAAATATCATACATGTTATCAAATTTCATTAATCTTTTTGTCATTTGTTTAGCTTCTGCTACAGAATCAGCAACTCCTCTCACTTTAAGCCCGTAGACATCACATTTTTGTGGAAGATGGGGCCCTACAATACTAACTAAAGCATATTTTTGTCCAGAAATTTCCGGATCCTCACTCAGGTAATCTACTCTGGTACTTTTATCTTTACTCATAATATTTATATATTAGCTTATTAAAAAAATAAATAATATCAAACGAATTTAAATTTAAATATTTATAAATATAAATGGATGAAAAAGATATAAAAATACAACTATTAGAAGATGAAATAGTTTCACTTAAAGAACAACTAAAAAAATATACAAACCCAGATAGAAATAAAAAATATCAAGAAAAAAATAAAGAAAAAATATTAGAATACGCAAAAGAATATCAAAAAAAATATTATCAAGAAAAAAAACTAAAAAAACTTAATGATGAAAATAATTGAATTATTTCGTTTAATTTAAAAATTTATTATATTCGCATATAATAAATAATGAAAAAATGTTTAGAAGAAAAATGTGATAAACGTCCAAATTACAATTTACCTAATATTAAAACAGGTATATATTGTTCAATACATAAAAAAGAAAATATGATAGATATAACACGAAAAAAATGTTTAGAAAAAGATTGTAATAATAGAGCTAATTTTAATTTAATAAATGAAAAACAAGGAATTTATTGTTCAAAACATAAAAAAGAAAACATGATAGATATAACACGAAAGAAATGTTTAGAAAAAGATTGTAATATTCAACCACATTATAATTTACCCAATAAAACAACACCAATTTACTGTTCAAAACATAAAAAAGAAAATATGATTGATATAAAAAGTACAAGATGTGTAGATAAAAATTGCAACACAATAGCTAATTATAATTTTATAAATAAAACCCCTATGTATTGTTTTATACATAAACAAAAAGATATGATAGATGTTAAAAATAAAAAATGTTTATATCAAAATTGTAACAAGCAACCGAGATATAATTTATCAAGTGATAAATCAGGACTATACTGTAAAGAACATAAACAAGAAAATATATTTGATATATATTTACCTCGATGTTTAGAACAAAAATGTGATATTTATCCTGTCTATAATTTACCAAATAATAAAATAGGAATTTATTGTAATCAACATAAATTAGAAAATATGATTAATGTTATACGTAATTATTGTAAATGTGGTTTACAAGCTAAATATACAAAATATAAAGGTTATTGTTTCAAATGTTATATTGATTTATTTCCTGATGATAAAATTGTTAGATTATTTAAAATTAAAGAAAATCTTATTATGAATTTTATTAAACTAAATTACAGTAACGAAAAATGTATTTTTGATAAACAATTACAAAATAAATTAAGACCTGATTGTTATATAAATAAAGATAATTATGGTATCATAATTGAATGTGATGAACATCAACATAAGAAATTTTCAAAAGATGAAGAAAATGAACGTATGGAAAATATACAAACTGTTATTAATAAACCAATAGTATTTATAAGATTTAATCCAGATAATTATTTATTAAATAATAAAAAAATTATGTCAAGTTTTAAATTGAATAAAGAAAGTAATACTTTAGAAGTAAGAAATGAAAAAGAATGGAATAATAGATTAACCGAATTAAAAAAATCTATAGATTATTGGTTGGTAAATAAACCAGATACAGACTTAACAGTTAAATATTTATTCTATAATAATTAAAATCACCATATAAGGTTATAGTAATTATTTGTCGTGTGGGGGCAAAACCCCGCATTTCGTCTAATTTTAATTTTAAATTTAATAGTAAATATTAACAACAAGATGGCCTTCTTTAGAAAAAATACTTTGTTAATAGATTTAATGAATAAATTTAATTCAATGGAAAACAAAATAGATACTTTACAATCTAAAATGGAATCTGTTACTTATTTAGATGGATGTTGTAATTGCCACGAACGCGAAACTAAAATTTATAAAGATCTACAACATTTTTTTGAACATAAATTTGAACATATGAAAAATGATATTTTAGACAATATTCCAAAAGATAACAGTGATAATGTTAATTTTTTAGAACAAATTGTTCAAATTATTAAAGATACACATGAAAAAAACAAAGAAGAATTAACTACTATTTTATCGGATATTTGTAAAAAACAAAATGAAAATAACCATTTGTCGCGTGGGTGTGTAACTACACTTACAGAAACACAATTACGAGAAAATATTACAGGTTTATATACTAGCTTAGTTACGAATCATGCTAAATTCGATGAAAGATTACGTAATAAAATTGATGAATTAAACAATAATATTAAAAATAATGACACCACATTAAGAACTGGATTACAAGATATTCTTATCAGCATTAAAAATGATATAATTACATCAATTAATTCATATCAAAATAACGATAAACAAAATAACAAACAAAATGAAAATCTTGATAATTTTATTAAAAATATGACAGAACAAGTAAATATGATTAATAATAGAGTTGATGGTTTTTATTTTGAAAATGAAACTATTAAACATCAATTATTATTAGAAGAAGAAATTAGAGGATATAATGATGATATTGACCAAATTAAACTTTTAATAGAAAATGTTAAATCAACAATTGAAGATACATTACATACAAATGGGTTTGAACATTTAAAAGCTAAATACCATTAATCAAAAAAACAGAACTATTCATATTTGTAATAAATACCATTTTTAATAGTTTTAAACCTAGCATAATTTGATAATGTACTAATCCTCATATTAAGTTCTCTACTTGCTATAGAAAGTGAATCCCATTGTTTAATTAAAATATTATCAATAGTGTATCGTCCAACTTTTTTATTTGTCCTATCTGGATTTTTTAAACCAAAGTTAGTTTTTTTAGAGCCTAGTCCGTATAAACCGTTAAGATGTTTTGTATCTGTTCCACCTGAATCATGTACTCTACCACCTGAAAATTTTTCTTCTAAATAAACTTGAATTTCTTTTTTATATGAATGTTTTAATTTATAATGTTGTTCAGATTTTTGTTTCCATTCTATAAAATAATTAAAAAAATCAAGATATGTTATACGTGCTTTCCAATCTACTTTTATATTTTCTTCTTTAATTTGGTCTATGATAAATTGTTCATAATCTAAATTTTTATCAGATACTGTATATATTAAAGGTTTTAATTTTACATCTTTAAACATATTACGACAAACTCCATTTTCGTCAATTATAGTTGTACTTTTAAACTTATTATTAAGATAAACATTTAAAGCAGATATAGTTTCTTTTGTGGAATTTTTTGACCAAATTCGATGCGCATCTTTAATATAAGTTTTAGACGTATTCATTCCTTCTAATATTTCACAACATTCTTCAATAAATAAATCAAAATTAAGAGGATTTTTAATGTTAACATCAACTTTTTCAACTTTAATTTCTTTTATATGTTCAATATTAGGTATTTCTAATAATATATGTAATTTAGGAATAAACTCTTCAACTTGTTCCATTTGAGAATCCATTATATAAATTATACTTTTTATAGTTTGAATAGCTAATTCTTCAGTAAAGTTGAACCATTCTTGATTTTTTACTAAACGATATTTATCTAGAATATGATGTAATACTTTTTCAGTTAAATCACAATTTAAACAATATTGAATATATACTATTTTACCACTTTTTGATGTATTACTATATTCATTTTCTCTTTCACTTATATTTTTAGTTTTACCTATTTTGTATATAAATTCTTTACCAGTATCATCTTTATAATCTTTATATAAATAAATTGTATCTCCTGGTTTAGAATTATTATATCTTCTATTTAATAACCAATTCTTCTTATCTTCCATTTGTTTTAATTCTAATTGTGTTTGTTCTAATTGATATTGTTTATTATCTAACTGTTGTCTTAATTCATTAGTTTCTTCATCTAATACTTCATGTAATGTTTCTTCTAAGTTAATAAAATATTCATGAATTTGAACAGCTTTTTTTGTATTTGCTTTCATACAAAATCTTTTAAATGTTTTTACTGTCATTAAAATTTGTTCTGTATTATGTCCGCCATGAACTTGCTTTACTTTTTGGGAAAGCAAGATTTTATAGTCTATTTCTATAATAAAATTTTTTAAAAGTAATTCTTTAGCTTTAACTTTTTGACTAAATCCTAACCATTTCCATATACCATTTAAATCAATCACAAAATCTTCTTTTTTATAGTTTAAAAAACAATAGAAACTCGCTACAAATAATTTTTGTTCTTCTGTGCTAAATTTATTTTTGATTTTATTTATTAATTTTGATTGATACACATTTGTAAGTTTTGTAATAGGGTTTTCTTCTATAAGTTTTACTATATCTAATTGTTCTGTCATTTCTTTTTATAATATTATCAAAAGAAATTTATCTTTAAATTAAAACGTATGTATCGTTTTCGTAAATTAAAATCTACACGTTCATTCGGACCAAACTAAAGTAAACTTGCTTCGCCGAAGCAAGCTTCAGCTTGCGAGGTTAGTTTACTTTATAAGCACACTCAACACGTTGGGTAAAATTTCCAATTAGTTTTGTAGTCTGTTCTAGCCATTTCTTCAACTATTTTTTTAAATACTTCATCATTTTGTCTTAACTTATCAGCACTTTTAAGTAAACTAAAATATTTAGAAAATTCAGGTAAATCTAAAATTTGAAAAAATTGATGTAAAATATAACTATAACTAATCATATTTTTCCTTTTACTTGTTTTATATTTTTCAAAAGGTACTTGTATCTGTTGAAACATTGTTTTAATTTTTGTTTCAATTTCTTGAGTCAATATAAATGGTGGTCTATTATTAATTCTATTGATAATTGATATAACATTATCATAATAATCATTTAAATTTAATTTCTTTAAATATTTCTTGACTTTATCTTCTGTCAAGTTTTTAAGATCTTGAATTCGCTCTTTATGCGCTTCCATAATAACTTTATCTAATACTTCTTGTGGAATATTTTTATGTTCTTTGGCTGTAAAACGTCTCAACCACTCGTCGAGATGAGTCTCTTTTTGATAAGTAAATTGCGGTCTATAATCCATTTCTTGTTGTTCTTTATAACTTAATTCAGTAGCATGTTGTAAACATTGTTTAGTAGCACCACAGTTACTACAAGAAGCAAACCCACCAGATATATCTAATACAATATTACAATTATCGCATAAACTATCTTTAGTATTTAAATTTCTTCTTTGTACATAAGTAGGATCTACTATTTTCATATAATCATCTGTAATATTATTTTTCAAATAATTAATCTCATTTAATTTTACTTCAATATCATCTATTTGTTCTATTTCATTTTTATTTATAAGATCCTTTTCTGCTTCTTCCAAATTTATATATTCATTAATTAAATTACATGTTTGTAATATATAATCTGTCATTATATCACCAGAACCATTATATTTAATTTCTTTTTCTAGAAAAATATTTCTATCTAATAGTTTTCTAATTTTTATATTAGAATCAGTATCATGATATCTTGTATTATTTATTTTTTTTATAGCAACTTCTCTATTTATTGTTTCTATTAATTCTAAATTTTTTTTTATTTCATCTTCATGTCCTTTTATAATTTTATTTAAATTTTCTTTAGATAATTCATCCATTTTATCATCATGAATTTTCATTATAGAATTATAATTTTTAGACTTTATATATTTTTTTTTAGAATTTATTGGTTTACGTCCCGTATCTTCTTTTTTCTTTCTCATCTTAATACTAGTATTAAAAAAATATTTTTAAATACAAACTTATATACATTTTCGCTTTTTTATTTTAAACGCTAATTTTTTTATTAAAAAAAAAAAAATTTTTTTTTTTTTATTTATTGATTGTAATAATATGACCATTAGAAATCTAATATTAAATTTTTTGTATAAATATTTTTTTATTTTAAAAGCAGCAGCTGATGGTACAATAATAACTTATATTGGTGGTAATAAATTTGAATTTAAATCAGTACCACCATTAATAAAATCTAATTCTAATTCTTTTATTTCAAAATATTCAAAAAATTTACCATTATTTATATTAAAAAAATAATTATAGGGCTTCCTCTCACGACGAGCTTGCTAGGAAGCTATCCACACACCTACGAATTAGCTTAAACTTGTTACCCATCACATCTTTGGAGTTGTATAGGATTATCATTAGCTTTACAATCTATCATTTTAGGTTGTTTAGGAAAACTTATTATTCGATTCCTATTAGCATAAAACGTTGTCATTTTAGGTTGAATAGGGAATGTTATTAATTGATTATCATTACCTTCAAACTCTTTCATGTTAGGCTGTACTTCAAAATTTGTTAATTTATTGTTTTCACCTTCAAACATTTCCATTTTAGGTTGAATAGGAACATATGTTAATTTATTATTGTGACAATAAAAACGCGTCATTTTAGGCTGTACAGGAAATATTGTTAATTGATTGTCTCTACCGTAAAATTTTGTCATTTCAGGTTGTATAGGAAATGTTGTTAATTGATTGTAATTACCCCAAAATTCTTTCATATTTGGATACACTGGAAAACTTGAAATTTTTTTATTCTCACACTCAATTTTTTTTTTATAAAAGTTTTTCATATATAATTTAAATATACTTTGATATAACCATTTACTATTTACTATATAGTCTTCCATTTTTACACTGTTACATTTGTATATAAAATCATTTGGATTTTTGTAATTTACTTGATATTTCTCTAAAAAATGCTTTGCTATACTATTTTTATTCTCTTTACATAATTGATGAAAATATTTACTTTGTGAACAAAAATTCTGAAGATCACCAGGTTGGTCAATAAATTTTGTTAAAAATGTATAAATATCATAATTTAATTCAGACATTAAATTATTATATACCAAGAAAATAATTAATTTAAAAATTGTTATCAAATGCTAAACCTAATTTTCTTTTGGTTGTATACTTAATTTCATCTGAATATTATTTAAAATGTCATTCTTTAACACTGAACTCAATGCTTTTTTCACATTTTGTTTATTCAATTCTTTCTTTAATTCTTTTATTGCGTTTTCATACAATATAAAATCAAAATCAGGTTCAGTATCTTTTTTGTATTTTGTTATAAATTCTTTTAGTTTAACTTTTAACTGATCTAATATAGGATCCGTTAACAATTCACATGTATCTTTTAATCCCTTAATTACTGTTACCGTATTACCATCTGCATCTTCTATCAAAGCATTATACGTAGGTGGTTTCTTTTTAATATACTTTACAGCATGATTTTCTGGATGTTCAGAATCACATATCATTTCCTTTATATAATCAGATAATAGTAAATTAACTTTGTCATTATTAAATTTTTCTTTATAACCTACCATTTCTTTATCATCATCCATCTTTTCAATTATATGTTTAATTTTATCAGTTTCTATATGATTCATTTGTAATTTTGTTATAGGGTTTATCTCAATTTTTACATTTATAAATGTATTCACACCAATACCAACATTACCACTGTTATTATTAATAGCACTTACAGTATTAGCACTTAATTGTTCTATAATTTTATCTTTATTATTAATTAATTCATATAATTCTTTTTTTGATATACATAATTCTTCTTTATTAGCATGTCTATTATAATTAGATTTTGTTGAAAAATTAGTATTACATAATTTACATAATAAAGTACTCATTGTTTATTATATTAACATATTATTTTATTATTTTTAAATAAACGGATTTAAAAGATTTTTAGATAATTATTTTAAATTATACACATTTTTATCGATTCATTTTATATTATTTTATTGATTTTTACATTGAAAAAGATTATCTTAGATTTAATTTATTGAAGAATTCAAGATTAGTCTTTAACAAGGTTTTTATTTTTATCTCTAAATTATCGGTACATGAATTTAAAATACAATTTATTTATATACATCTTAAGATTAGTTTTTAAGGCATCGGGAGGTTTTTACCTGATAACTTTTTAAACCGTTTTTTTAAAAAATTAGACCTGACATTTTAGAGATAATATTTTTAATTCTCATTTTTCTTTAAATTACATTTTTAATTTATCATATTTTACTTGTTTTTACTTTTTAAAGATTAATATAAAAAATAATTATAAGTATCTCTAAAATATGTACTAAAATTATTAAAATAGCATGTATTTAAAAAAGTAAAGATTGGACAGGGGGCGTTTTTTTCTAAAAAAGACGTTTTTTTGAAAATGATTTTCGAAATTTTTTGATTTTTGTTTAAAGTAACTTTTTTTTTTTTTGGTCCAAAAATTTTTTGAAAAAAACGTCTTTTTTGAAAAAAAAGG